GTAATCCTTGATTACCTTGTAATCCTTGAGTACCTTGATGTCCTTGAAGACCTTGATTACCTTGAGTACCTTGAGTACCTTGTAATCCTTGAGTACCTTGATGTCCTTGAAGACCTTGAGTACCTTGAAGACCTTGAGTACCTTGATTACCTTGCAATCCTTGAAGACCTTGAGTGCCTTGTAATCCTTGAGTTCCTTGATTACTTAAACCTTGAGTACCTTGTAATCCTTGAGTACCTTGATGTCCTTGAAGACCTTGATTACCTTGAGTACCTTGAGTACCTTGTAATCCTTGAGTACCTTGAAGACCTTGATTACCTTGAAGTCCTTGAGTACCTTGAGTACCTTGAAGTCCTTGATTACCTTGAAGTCCTTGAGTGCCTTGTAATCCTTGAGTGCCTTGTAATCCTTGAGTTCCTTGATTACTTAAACCTTGAGTACCTTGATGTCCTTGAAGACCTTGATTACCTTGAGTACCTTGAGTACCTTGTAATCCTTGAGTACCTTGTAATCCTTGAGTACCTTGTAATCCTTGATTACCTTGAGTACCTTGAGTACCTTGTAATCCTTGAAGACCTTGAGTGCCTTGAAGACCTTGAGTTCCTTGATTACTTAAACCTTGAGTACCTTGTAATCCTTGATTACCTTGTAATCCTTGAGTACCTTGAAGACCTTGATTACCTTGAAGTCCTTGAGTACCTTGAGTACCTTGAAGTCCTTGATTACCTTGAAGTCCTTGATTTCCTTGAACGCCTTGATTACTTAAACCTTGTAATCCTTGATTACCTTGAGTACCTTGAGTACCTTGTAATCCTTGAAGACCTTGAACGCCTTGATTACTTAAACCTTGTAATCCTTGATTACCTTGAGTACCTTGAGTACCTTGTAATCCTTGAAGACCTTGAGTGCCTTGAAGACCTTGAAGACCTTGAGTACCTTGACTACCCAAAGAAGAAAATACCTGCCAAGTACCAGTTCCACCTTCATCTTCATAAATTATATCTAAAATAGTATTTGAAATATCAATAACTAAATCTTCAGAATAACCCTCAATAGTGCTTCCATTTCTATCTAATGTTAGATTATTTACAAACCAATTTCCACCATCAGCTATTCTTACTATTGCTCCAGGTGGAGGACTAAGTGGTAACTTTAAGGTAAAAGATCCAGAAGTTGTATCCGCTATTACTTGACTACCATCTACTAATAAATCATTATTATTTAAAATAGTTTTTCTTACCCAAGAAGATGGTTGTCCACCTATTCCCTGTGTTCCTTGAACACCTTGAAGACCTTGAAGACCTTGAGCACCTTGATTACTTAAACCTTGAAGACCTTGAGCACCCTGATCTCCCTCAGTTCCAGTTCCTCCTACAAATCCTTGAAGTCCTTGAGAACCTTGATTACCTTGAACACCTTGAAGACCTTGAGCACCTTGATTACTTAAACCTTGAAGACCTTGAGCACCCTGATCTCCCTCAGTTCCAGTTCCTCCTGCAAATCCTTGAAGACCTTGGTTCCCCTGAAGTCCTTGTGATCCTTGGAGACCTTTTAAATCAATTCCAGAACCTTCTTCAGAAATGGGCAACCAATATCTTTTTCCAACATGCCCATCAACAGCAGCCAAGATAAAAGTTTGACCAACTGGTTTTGGATTTACAGTAGTAGATGCAATACCAACTTTAGGATCACCTAAATCTGGTTCTGCTTGTTCTAATGATAAAAACTCATATCTATCAGAAGTTATTCCAGTTTGATCAAATCTTCTTACTCTACCAGAATTATATTTTACCATTTTATCTTTATCACTGTTTTGCAGTTTCTAAAACACTTAATACTAAAGTTAAGGCATTATTTTCACTTGCTTGAACTTTAAAAATATCATTAGTTTCTAAAACAAGTCTGCCGTCAGAAACTATATTATAACCGTCTTTTGGTGGTATTGGAACCTGAGCACTTAAACTAATATCACTTGGAGACTCTGAAGTTCTAGAATGATATGCAGTTACTGATACAATACCCGAAGAAGTATTTGATACTTGAGATAAAATAATAATCGATGCTACTCCAGCAGGGCATGTATATATTCCAGTATTGGTGGTTGTTACATTATACCTTATTGTTCTAAATTTATTAAGTGCAACTACTGCCATTTTATATTCCTAATGCAATAATTAGAGGTGTTACTGTATTTAACAAACTTTGATTGAACGCTCTTCCACTAATAGTACCAGTGATTTGATTTATTGTTACATCTGGACCTATTCTGAAATTTCCAGATTGATTAGTACCGGTAAATACAATTTTACCACCATTTAGCATTACAAATTCGGAATTTAGATCAGTTACTCCACCTAAAGAAGGTTTTGCAGTATTAATATTAGTTCCACTACCAACCCATTCTAAAGAAATTGTGGTTGCAAGTTGCAGACTTAATCTGGAAAAATAAACAGTCGTTCCTGCACTCACTGTATTATTTAGATTTTGTTGTAAAATTACTGTCGAAATACCAGAAACTGGTAATGTCGCACTTTCTATTCCATAATAAATTGGATACATAGTTGTCGTAAGTGCTAATCCAACTCCACCATTATGATTAATAGTATATCCAGGATTTGTTAAATATTGGGATCCTGTACTGTTAACATCTATTGAGGTAATTGTTCCAGAATCTGAGACATTTACAGAAACTTCCGCAGTTACTCCGTTTTGTCCCGTTGGATCTGAAAGAGTAATTACGGGAGGATTTGTTTGGGAATATCCAGATCCACCGTTTGTTACTATAGCAGTTTGAACTTGATAATATAATTTATCAAAGTATATTGCTTGCCCATCATAAGGACGATTTGTTCCTAATCCAGAAATTACAATTGTATCCGGATTATTTCCAGCAAAATCTACTTCATTTACAACAGCACCAGTGTAGCGATAAATTGATCTTGATTCTGCATCACCAACTCCATTAGAAACTAATCCTCTGTTACCAAAAGAAGAATTAGAGTTTGTAATATCACACTGCCCACCACCAGAAGTCCAATGTCCGATATCATTACAAATTGTAAAAATTGAAACTAATTGAGCATATGCTCCATTGGTAATAGAAACTCCAATACCACCTTGATTGTATTGTGTATATGAATCTACTGACATTGTACCAGTTACACCAATATCATTTTGATCTCCAGGTTCTGCATGGAATCCATCAACTTTCATTCCAATACTCTTTGGAATAAAATTAGTACAATTCCTTACATAAGGACCTTGTGTGATCGGACCAACACCTGGAGAATATGTATTTCCTCCAATTTTTGTTGAAGACCAGTTATTATTAGATTGCCCATCATAATCATAAGGATATGATGTATTAATTCCAGATCCACTTAAACCATTTTTAATAATTGTAGTTACTACACCAACACAACTTGAAACGGCAGAAAGAACATTGGAACAATTTCCAATACTATAATTTGTTGCACCATCAGGTTGCATACTCAAATCTTTTACTTGTGTAAAGATATTTTGATAGGTGGAAGTTCCATTTTTTGTCCAAGATACGTTATTAATACAAGAATGTGCAATACCTATTGCATATTTTAAAGTATCAATTGTTGCATCTTTTACGGAATAACCATTAGTGTCAGTTCCAGTAATATGAAGAAGAGTTGCACCATTATAATATGATTTTCCAGCACCAACACATTTTGAGTTTCCTCCACGAGTAATATCAAAACATACTGCTTTTAAAATATCTTTAATATCATCTTTACAATCATTCGGATTTCCTGTTGGAATTACAAATGCTGGAGTTTTATAATCTGTACTTGTTAAATAACCAACTGCTTCTGATGCAATGAAATCAAGATTCATACGAATCATTCTTGCACCATCAAAAAATCTATCTGATGATACTCCCGCCAATGGTTGGAAAGCAACAACTGATGCACCATTTGTAGAATCTGGTCCAACAAAACTTAGGTCTGTAAGATGGCATCCATTATTTACTTGGAATAAATCCAATCCAGAGTTTTGTGGAGTAATCATACAATTTCTGAGTTCTGTTCCTTCAACAGAAACTGTTTTTTGTAAAATTATTGGATTGTCTTCAACATATACTCCTGGAAAAACTTTAATGGTATCACCAGAACTTGCAATTCCTGCTGCATTTTTAATTGTCCTCTTTGGATAGTTTTCTGCTAGTCCAGTATTACTATCATTTCCATTTTGAGAAACATAAATTGTTTTTCCAACTGGTTTGTATGAAGTTATTGTGACTTTACCTTTACCATTTGTAGGATCAAGATCAATACCAATTCCAGAAACTAATTGAGTTACAATTCCAACTAATGTAGATCCGTCACCCAAATAATTTGTTGCTGTTGTAGTTCCAACAACTGTTAATGATGTATTTGTATATGGTTGAGAAGTTCCTATACCCAAACTTCCGGAAGAAGGTATAAAAGTTAATTTTTCAGAAGAAACTTTTATTGAAGAAATTCCTGATGGAATATTTTTTGCAGTGCTAAGTCCAACAAATAAAATATTATTGTCTATATTATCATCACTTATTTTTATATCTGCACCTTCTCCCTTTAATCCTTGAAGACCTTGAGTACCTTGTAATCCTTGATTCCCTTGAGTACCTTGTAATCCTTGAAGACCTTGATTGCCTTGAAGACCTTGTGTTCCCTGAAGACCTTGTAATCCTTGAGTTCCTTGATTACTTAAACCTTGAGTACCTTGTAATCCTTGATTACCTTGTAATCCTTGAGTACCTTGATGTCCTTGAAGACCTTGATTACCTTGAGTACCTTGAGTACCTTGTAATCCTTGAGTACC